TACCGCAGCATTAGCAGTGTTAGCCGCTGATTGAGCGTTATCCGCCTTGTTAACGGCGGTATTAGCGGTACTTTGTGCGGTATTGACCGATGCTTGCAGCCCACTGATTGATGACGCTTGGCTACTTGTGGCATTTGATAGCGTGGATAATTGACTTGTAACAGATGCTTTATTGCCTTGATAATCGCTATTTAAGCTATCAATACGCTGAGATAGTGCATTGTCAGCATCGATGACAACTTTATTTAACGTACTAATAGCCGCGGTGTTACCATTCATTGATACGTTTAAAGCATCAATACGCTGCCCTAATGCAGCATCATCTTCAATACGCGCTGATATTTCAGACCATACGCCTACCATTATGCTATCATTGCCCGCTAATTCGCTATCGCTACCTGCCAGCGGTGGGTTAACTTGAGCAAACACACCATCTAACTTACTCGATGCGATATTTAGCTTGTCATTAATGTTGGTGACTTGCGTTTGCGTGTCGCTTAAGGCTTGAGCAGATGCCTTAAGATTAAGCTGTGGATTGACATAATCGGCTTTAAATTTCTCGATGCCGTTTGCAATCACGGTATCAGACTGTGCTTTAGTGTAGTAATTATCCATAATAAGGCTGATATTGCCGCCTTGTGCCGCTTGGATAATATCTACACGCTGAGCGAGCGCGGTTAGTTGGTCAGCTTGCGTCTTATTCTCAGTTTGGATAGCAGCAAGGCTATTACCCCAATTTGACGAGACATTATCAATGCGGAT